GGACCGAAACGCTGGTTTGCAAACTCAAAACAATTCTTTTAGAATGTAATGATTTTGCAAGACCGATCTCTATACCGAATGCAGAACAGACTTCCTGGTACATGGATGCTATCCGTGCATCAGTAGCTATATCTACATCATCCCCTAGAACCAAGTAATCCCCGTACCAGTGCTTAGCACCGAGTACTTTATACGCGGCGAATTGGACGAGTGCGTGGTGGACCAAAGCCATAGAACCCCAGGAGGACAGAGCCCCCATAGGTTGGCCGCACGTATACCGAACAAACTCAAGTTTATTCGGGTGTAGCCAATCTCGGTCGGTAAGTATCTTTATCCATAAAGATACTCGCTTATCCGCATGATCCTGTGACTCATTAGCTCCGATTAGGAGATGTCGAAGTACCTCACGGTACAAAGTGATAGGGATTAAATCCGTAGCACTCTTCAGATCGAAACTCCAATGTGGGCTAAGCCCGCGTTTGAAGTATTCTACCACTCTCCCTTCTTGGTCGAAAGTTGCATCCGTTTGGATTGCAGCTAAGAGCTTGAATAGGTGAGAGTGTATACTCTCAAGCGACATTTGAGTCCAGTAATCAGCGATAGCGACGACCCGGACCTTTCCGGCTGCTTCCTCAATCGCATGAAGCCTACCTAGAATAGGTCGAGGTTCAACCTCGATTTTACCATCAGTCATCTGAAGGTGATAGACTAGGTTTTTCTGTTGAGGCGAAAGTTCTTGGTTACCGGTTACCCGGTTAGCAAGGTTAACTATAGGTGAACGAGTGGACATAGTGCCTCTCGCAAACCCGTAGTCTCCCCAGTGATTCTCGTCCGCAATGCGGTCGAAAAGCTCTAGAGCCTTACTATCTCCATGGAATTCCAACCAGGTTTTAACCCAGTTGATATTTCCACGTTGAAACCAAGCTTTCGCATCTAAGATTAACCCATCTATCGCGACCGAACTATTCGGTCCGGCCTTCAGACTAAAATGGCCTAGACCTGTCTTATAGGTAAACCAGGGAAATTTTCCCTGGAATTGAGATCTAATGAGAGACGGAAATACCTTTTCGGAGAATTCTGAGAATTCCCGAAACATTTCGGACCCCTCAAACTGTTTGGGCTTAGCCTGAATAGTCGAAAGGTCCGGCGCCTTGTGCTTAGCATAGAGCGCCTTGTATATGTTATATATACAAGCAATGGCTCTTTGGAACTGGA